AATCAGAAACGCTTGTTTTTCGTCTTTGTATTGGCAATCAAATGCACTGCCAGTTGCGTGCACGCTTTTTTGTGGCGGCTTGATGTTGTTGTTCATGTTGCGATTGACATAGGTGCCAAGATTCTTTGTTGCCCACCTGGCCGCGCACAGTTTGACTAGTTCAGTAATACCGGCAGATGTTTGCTTACCGTCCCACGCTGGGTAGTACTCATAAATTCTGTTAGGCATCTGGCTTTTTGTCCTTCAAACCGTTTGATGCAAGCACGCCCGACAGCGTGCCGGTCAAGAACAAGATCATCGGCGTAACGACACTCCACGCATTTTCGTCATTAGGGCTGATGTCAAGCGGCTGGCTGACAAACAGCAGGCCGTAGATCAGCGAGAACAACGTGCCAACAAACGACAACGCCAACGCAATGCCCACAATGAGCACCAGCCTGCCTTTGAGTTCATCGTTTGTGTAGCGCGGCCTCATTTGCATTTAATTTCTGATGATGTGACTGTGCTTAACGCTTTGTTGCGTGTGCAGTTCTCGCGTACTCGATCACTGCACGCTGTCAGCATTGTGAGACACACTAAGCCGACAAGTGCAATTAATGCTTTTGGTGGGTTGCTGATTCTCACGCTGGGCCAATGTCCTCGACAAGCAACAATGCTGGCTGAGTTGCTGAGCGCGTACAAGTACCAGTGCCGCCGTTGACTAATGCAGTGGCAACAATGACTGTTGAGCCTGCCGTCAATGTTTGAATTGTAACGTTGGTTAGGCTTGTAGATACTGCTGGGTTTTGGTTGGAATCAACTTGATGAATTGCAGTAGCAAAACAAGTGCCAGCGGTATTTGTCAATCGAATTCTTGTTTGTATGTAGTTAGGTGTGCCGGCTGAAGGAAAAGGCTGTGGCTCAAAGTACGTTATTTTGTAATAGCGATTAGCAATAGCCGTAAACGTAGATGCGGTAAGTTGTACCGTTTCGGTGCTTGTCACGCTTGTGTCTGATGTGGTTGACGTTGCTTTAGCCACAATGCCAAAACCAAATGCGTTTTGCTGTGCTGCCGTTAAAATAGCGCCGCTGACAAATGTGACGTTAGGTGCGATTGCCATAATTTCTCCTTAAAAACTCAGTAGGTTGTTGTCTAGAGTACCAAAAATGGCATTGTCTAGTGTTAGGTACTGATTGCCATCTGTAGCCTCAAACGTGTAACTAATAATGTGGCTGGCTGGCGTAATGCTGTGATTAATGCCTGAGATGATCAGCGTCTGGCTGTCGGTCAATGGCGTGCCAGTAACGTAGTTTTTTTGCACTGTGGTGATGTTTGTCAGATCCAGGCTAAACAGCAGATTCTGATTGGCCGTAGATAGCGCGGTTAATTGCGTGCTTAGGCCAGTAAAGCGCAGCACAGGGTTCATGTACTTGCCAAGCAGGTAATTGCCCAGACCTGCCACTTCGGCTGTAGTTGAGTTCAACAAATTGAGCAGTGAGTATTGCTGAGCCTGATACAGCGCAATAGATGCCGCGTTACTGGTTGTCTGCACTGCACCTGCTGGCGATTGCGTGTTTATGTTGTTGTACAGCAGTTCATCGCCAAATTGGTTGATAAGAGTCTGGTACGGGATTGCTGTGCCGGTGGTGTTGAACGTGGCGCTGGCAACAGGGTTGAGCACGCTCGATCTGCCTTTGAAGGTCAACACGCCAGACGCGCTCATGTACAGGTATCCCTGTTCGCTGGTCGTGACTAATTGCAAATAGTTTAAGAGTTCTGTGTCTGCAGCAATAGAAAAACTAGCCGATGCGGCAGTGCCGCCAAGTGTGGATGTGCCAGTGCCAATGCTAATAGCGCCCTGATAGGTAATTTCTGCGTAGTCAAGCACTGTAGAGATGCGCGTGCTGGACAATTCTGCAGTCGTGGTGTGCGCGCTAAGTGTCTGATTGGCAAGCACTGTGAACTGGTCAGCGCATGATGCGTACATCATGTCTTGATTGGCCATGTCGTAGTCAAGATTCCAGTCGGTAATCAGTCCGGTGTAAATTGGCACGTCGTTTGCTTTGATGATGACAGGGCAACGCGGCAGCACAAATGGGTAGTAAATGCTGGCCGTGTTGAGTGGGTCAAGGATGCGGCTGGAGTTGTCAAATGCGATTGTTGCTGTGCCGGCGTTAAACTGATCAAGTTGCCTGCTGCGGCCTCGATTGATGTTGACAGACTCAACCAGGCTGGTGAGATCGGCAAAGGTCAGACCGCCAAGTGTGCCGCGCCCTGACGTGTTAAGTACGCCATAAAACGCGTCATCAAGCAGAAACGGTTGACCAAATCCTGTAGTTGTCTGGAATCCCACCAGCACTTGGATTGTAGGGACAGCCATTATGCAGCCACAAACACTTGACCGCTAAGCCGTTGAGCCTTCTGAATTGCATCAATAATGTCTTGTCCTACCTGCGCTGGTGTGCTGACTAATCCAGCATTGACGGTGATGTTGACGTTTGTGCCAGCGCCCTTGCCCATAAACGCACCAGCAGCAGTACCGCCCAGACTGCCGCCTACATCAGACAGGCTCTGCAGCCCTGCGTTCAATTCATTTACACCAAATCCGCCCACGCCCAAAATCATGTCATCGGTGACTTTAAGCCCAACGCTAGGCCCAAGATTAAGCAACTGAGCAAGCCCAGCCTGGCCAAGACCCATGCCAATCATTGTCTTTAGATTGGCAGCGAAGGCTTTGGCATCGGTAATTTGTTTCTGAAACGCTGCACCGATTGATGCGCTCTCGCCGCTTTCAACTGCTTTCTGCGCGTCTGAGATTGACGCAAATCCTGTAATCGTGTCCTTGATTGATGCTGAGTAACTGCTGTATGCAGTGAGATAACTGGCAATAGCATCTTGCTCTTTTTTCGTTGCCGCTGCTTTTGCTTTGGCTGCTTCTGTTTCTTTTGTTTTGGCGGCAGTTACTTGCTTTGATGCGCTAATGCTTTTGGCAACAACTGGCTCAATCTTGGCAAGTGCTTGTTCTTGACCCTCGATGGCTGCTTTTGTTTGATTTGTTGTGATTGTAATGTTGCCGGACTCTGCTGCAAGTTTTTTGGCTTCATCTGTGGTGTCTTTCATCTTGGCTTGGTACGCAACAAACGCGGCCACACCAGCCACTACAGCAATGATGCCGATGCCGGTAGCAATCTGCACAGCGGTCAATGACGTGGCAAGCGCGTAATTCACAATGGTTGTAGCGATTGAAACAGCCTGCATGGCGGCCATTGCAATTCGAGCAGCAACAATGGCTGCAGAGACAATGCCTATTGCTGTAGCAAGCGCCAAGAATAATGGCGTGTTGTTTTGAGCAAATGTGCCAAGTGATTTAAGCAACGGCAGCACTGCTTGGAATACTGGAATCAGTGCCTTGCCGATTGCCTCTTTTGTTTCGTCAAGTTGGATCTTAAGTATTTTCATCTGTCCGGCAGTGGTATTGGCTGCGAGTTCACCAGCGCCGCCAAAGTTTTTCTCTAACACTGCAAACGCTTCAGCCGCGCTTGCACCGTTTTTGATCAGCAGCATCAATTCTGGTGACAGTGCTTTTAGCCCTTTGGTGTTACCAGCAAAACCTCGACTCATTGCTTCTGCCACATCAGCAAGTGGCTTAGATGTTGCCGCTGCAGTGTCTATTGCAATCGTCATCAGTTGCTGCGCTTTGGTGACATCGTGAGTAGCGAGCGCAAGTTTGGCAAACGCTGGCCGCGCTTCTGTGTCCGTAATTGCAACTGACTTGCCAAGAGAATCTATGTATTTCTCAACGCTTGCGATTGTTTCAGTTGTTGCGCCAGTGCTAACAACCAACTGACGTGCAAGTGCGCTTTGTGCTGCTTCGTCCTCAATGGCTGCCTTAAGTGACAGACCTGCTGCTACAGCCAATCCAGCCAATGCGGCTGCTGCCGGCACTGCTGCTTTGCGAATTGCAAACTGTGCTTTTTGGCTGGTTGTTTCTAGTTGACGAAACGATTTGAGTGCGGATTCTATTCCTTTAGAATTGAACGAACTAATGATTGGGATGTCAATGCTCATCGCAATTCCCGATCTACTTTGTTAAATACGCGCAATGCAGCCTGCTCAATCTCGTTTGTCACTTCTCGAATCTTGCTGTACACGGCTGGCCCAAATAGACGTGTGCGCCCAGAGCGCGGAGTGTTGCCCAAATTGGTTGCCAGTTGGCTGGAATTCTTGCGGCCTGCTGTTTCATAGATGCTGGCTCTTTGATTCTTTTGACTAATGACAATCACGGCAAGCGCGTTACGCCGCGTGTCCAACGTGACCTTGACACCGCTTTGGGCTTTGGTTGCGCTGTAGGGGAATAGTTGCCTGCTGCCTTGCTGCCACACTTTGCCCATGCCGGACAGTGGCACGCCCAAATCGGCATAGCGTGACTTTGCCACGTTTAATGCTGGCGCTGCAATTTGGTTTAGTTCGGCTGCAAACTGTTTACGCAGTCCAGGCTCAATCTTGTTAAGAGATGCCACTGCTTCACGGATGCCTGCTATCTCTGTGCTAATGGCAACGGTCATGGCTTCCTCGATTCACTGATCAGTCTAACCAATGCAGACACGTCAGTTGTCTCAAACGGTATCTCTGGCGGCCACCATCCGGTGTGTAGCAGGATCAGTGCTAGAGCGTGTCGATAGCCGCCTGTGTAGGGAGTTCATCGTCTTGCAACACAAACTCACAGACGGTCAAGCGCTTTAAGAACGTGTCAAACTCTCCAGGTATCACAATGCCTGCAAGACGGCTCGCTTCGTAAGCAAGATAGGCAATGTGTTCCATTGCAATGTCTTTGCCAAGTTCAGTAAATGATTTCTTAAATCTGCGTTCCCACAAGACGATTGTGTACAGATTGGTGGAGACTTCGTAGTCCCCTTCACCTTGATTGACCTTAAGCGTTAGTTGCATCCTGCCGCCTGCTTTCTGTTAGTTGTTGATCAGGTTACTGCAGCGGTATAAACGCCGCCTTGTGTGCTCACCGTTACCATGCCAAGTGTGCCAATTTCTGACGCAATGACATCAAGTGATTCAAGGTAAGTGCCGGTTAGCGTAAAGCCAGGGTTAGTTGCTGATGCTGCAGCCGATGTTGGATTGACCACAATAGTCACAGAAGTGCCAACAAGATCCTTAAGAGTTGCGTAAGTTTCGCTGGCAACATAGGACATCATGAACTCGCCAGTGAACGTGGAGTTCTCCATGCCTGCTGTGTACACACGCGATGTGCTGCCAAATGCAGAGGATTCAAGCGCTTCAATGGTGCGCGTCACAGTTGCTGATTTGCATTGATCGGATAGATCAACAGTGGCAATAAGCACCTTTGCGTTTGAGAGATAAGTTGTAGTTGCCATGATTAGTCCTCAGATCCGTCTGTGCCGGCTGTTTCTATTGTAGCCGATTTGGGTTTGGTGTTTTTGGTTTCTGTGATGAATCCGTTAGCCAATAGCCAGGCAATGTTTGCGCCCTCTAATGGCTCGTACGGCTCACCTACATGACCAATTCTGGCTGATGTGATTGTGTACATTGTGTCTCCTTTATGCTTGCGACTTTAGGCTCATGGTCATGTTGTAGGCAGGGTATGTTGCGCCGCCAATCTCCACGCTGCCTGGCTGACCAGACATGACAATGATGCCGCTAGTTTGCACCAGCGCGCAGATGCCAAGAATCTGACGCAGTACCGGCAGACCAGCAGGCCCAGATCCGATGACCTTGATAGGAAACGACATCTCAATAACCTTGCCATTGCCTGCTTGTGTTTCCCATGATGGCGCGTCAATAAAGACGCAATTTGGCACAATCTTTGTGGCATCGGTGACCACGCGCAAGCCCACTACAGCAGTGAGCGTGGCAGCCACGTCATCGATGGCTTCATTGAATAGATCGGTGTAGGCCACTAAGCAACCTGTGGCCGATCAATGCCAAGCAACTGCTTGATAACTGGTGTCATGGCATTGACATTGCCGCCACCCATGTTGTCAAACGTGGCAAACGTGTCTTGCACGCTTCCTCGACCACGCCACAGCGCGGCTGCATACATCAGCGTGCCAAGTTTGACATCGTGACCTGGCACAGTTGTCAGGCTGTCAAAGTAGCCAGACTCCTGCCTGCGCCGATAGCAGAAGTCGTTGCCTGCGTTTCGTGCCTGCGTTGCCAGCGTAAAATCATCTGACGGATTATCAATGGTTACGCCAAGATAAGTGACAAGTTCCGCCGTTGTAATCCATGAGCAGGACTGCGTGTAGGTGACTGTGCCGGTATAAATGACCGTGTACTCAACGTTTGCGCCAGTGCAAGCAAAGAGCACTTGATTCTCGCGCGGTACGTTTGCATCAAACAGCAATGCGCCAGTGCTGCCGTCAATGCCGATGTACTCATACAGCGGTATGTCAAGCACCTGAAACGTCCCATTGAACGGACTGCCCAAAGATGCAACCGTGATTGATTGACCAGTAACTATTTCTGTAGGTTCAAGCGTCTGCAGTACTGCATAATTGTTCAGCAGTAATTTGCTCTGCGTGTTGTATGTAGCCATCGGCGGTAGCCGCCTTCCTGACTATGCTTGGGTAATTTTTTGAATCATTGACGCGTTTGCTTTGAACGTACAGAAGTATCCATGTGTGGACACTGTGCGAGTCAAAGTTGCTGGCGCGTCAATCGACAAGATGCCGCGCCAATCCTCATAGACCTCAAAGCCGATGTCTTTCATAATGACCATTGTCTTTGCAGCAAAGTTGTTGTCAACTACCAATTTGAGTCCAAGTGGGCCGTTGTCGTTGCGACCCTCATTTGCAGCCGATTGAGTATTGCCTACTCCCATTGCGTTCATGCCGGACAGACCGCCATTGAGGTTGGCAAACAAGGTACGACCAGTTGTGTCTGCAAGTTGCATGATTAACGAGTATGTCGCTGGATCGACAAACATATGCGTAGGCAGCATATTTGTTGCAGCAAGTGTTACCACTGCAGCGTCATAAATTGACTTGTACAAGTCAGCCACTGTGAGATCCCACACGCCAGCGGATGTTGCTGCGGTGAGCAGGTTGTCTGCTGCCTCGTTGTCAGTTCCCACCATGTAGCCACCGATCAAATCATTGATAACAATTTGCAGTGCTGCTGGATCCGTAAAGTCCAATGTCTGGTATGAGATGTTTGCGCTGTTTGCAAAAGTTTTCTTTGTGACCGTGTTGTTTGCAATCACGCCGGTAGCGGTTGCAACTGCAGACCCTTCGGTTTGTGCAGTGGCTGTTGCTTGGTGCGTTGTAATTGTTGGTCGGTTGAACGTGCTTGCAGGAGTCTGCGGCATCGCCCTTGCGCCCAGCGCCGAAACCACAGGCCTCATGAAGTTGATGTCTTGAAATACAGGCCCCATCGTGACCTGAGTCAAGAGTCCTGGCACCGATGTCAGAAACTCATCGCCAGCAGCGGCGGACACCATTGGATCGCGGTGATAATCGGTGTAGTCCTTGAACACTTTTTGTGCATTAACCCAAGCATCGCCACCTTTGTGGAACGCTGCCATGTATTCCCATGAGTTAGGGATGCGAGGCTCTTTGCGAGCCTGTGCAAACTGCACTGGTGCGCTTGCCTGGATAACTTCTGGTGCGATTACTTCTGGTGTTTCCACTGGTGTCTCCTCGTTAGTCTCGATGGCTGTGCCGGAGTCGCCGCTGTCATTATTACACAAATCATCATCGTTTACATCGGAACTGGCGGCAACTTTTGTAATGACCGCGCCCTCGAACGCTGGACTAGGCACAAGGCTTAACTCGATCCAGTCGGCAGCCTCAATGACCATCACGCCATCCTCGTTGTAGGTAAACCTGGTCGGGTTTACGCCGACACTGACGGAATCAAGCACGCCATCGGCTGCCAAGATCAGCGCTTCATTGCCAAGCGCCGTAGTCGAAACTTTGGCTGAGAAGTACATCGCCTCTGCTGAGTCAACGCGCTCGCTGACAATGCCAATGGCCTGACTGCTGTCATGGCTCATGTACAGTTTTGGCTTCTTGCCGTCTGTAGGCAGTGAGCCAGGTGCGAACATGACTTCAGTGCCAGATGCGTTTGCGGTGACGTTGTATGGCACTGCAATGCCGGTGATGGTGCGCTTAGGTGATCCATCGGCTGCCGCATCAATGGTGAACGTGTTGGTGATAAGTGTAATCATGCTAATGACTCCTGTGTATTTTCTTGGATGGTATTGGGCATTGCGTCTGCTGCGTAGTTCTCAATCAAGTAATCGTCTGTATCAAACTTGACATAAGTTCCGCGCGGTAGAACATTGTTCATGCTCAGCGTGCTAGCGATGCAATCTGCGTAGGGCTTCACGCCAAAGATGTACAGATCAGCGCGTGATTGCTCACTGCTGGTGTAGGCATAACTGCCGGTGGCAACGCCGACAAGGTATGGCGGCACGCCGCACAGACGTGCAAGATCTAGCGCGCTGTACTGTGCAGACTCAATCATCAACATCTTGTCCGGTGTTGCGTTGCTTGGCTCGTAACTTAAAAACTCATTAAGCACTGCAGTTTGTGACGATAGGCGCGCTTGGTTAAACGCTGCACCAATGTCTGCCAACTCAGTTGCGCTCAATGGCTCGCCGCCCGTCTGCTTTAAGATGCCAGATGGCAATGAAGTGCGCGCCATGTTGTAGCGCGATTCCTCAACTTTTAGCGCGGTTGCAATCGTTTGCGCTGACGAATAGATGATGCCCTGAATCGGTGACAAGAACTGCACCACATCTGCAGTCGGTAATTGTTGTCCTGCAAAGTAGATCTCATTTGATGGCCCAAAGAACACTGGCCCTGCTTGATCGGTAGTCGAGATGCTGCCGGCTGGCAAACGTGTAAAGGCAGACGGAAATCCATCTTGCGTGCGCGCAGTAATTGCCCAGAACGCGCGGCCATAAAATAGCAAATCGTCAAGAGTCCAGGCCATTAAGAAGTTGTAGGTCACGCCAGGATCAGGCTGACGCAGCCATGTGCGAGGCGCGAGGTCAATTTGTGTCATCTCACCACTGACATCATCAAACATCTCGCCGTACATCTGCAGTGGCATACATGAAATCACTGATGCAAGCAGGTCGCGTGATCGAGACACGGTTGCCAGGCTCATTGCGCGCTGACGCGCTGTGCCTTCTGTGTACTGGTAGAACTGACCGATGCTTGATGTGCCGCCAATGCCCACAGCGGCTTGAACGCTAGGCGCTGGACTGATTGCTGCCTTTGTCACTGTCTTGTTTGCAAAGATTCCCATGCGCTAAGTATGCCCTATCTAATCGCGCCGGATGTAGTGATTGCCAGCCTTGTATCCGGCAGGATGACTGGCAACCACCAGCGACATCTTAGCGATTTACGACCACCAGCATTGGCTTGTTCTTGGTGATTGGTCGGCTCGCCATTGCGCTTGCAAAGATCATGCAGCGCGCCAACTCAATCGGGCCTGGAGACTTCTGCGATGACAGAGCACTGCCGCCGCCCGACAGTTTGATCATCACTGCTCGATTGACGTGTTCCGCTAGTGAGTTCTCGCCAGTGTGCCACAGTCTGCCCTCTAGGATCATGTTGCGAACCAGCGAGGTGAACTTTAGCAACTCGCCATAGCCGACTACCGTTGACCGCCGGCGGTACATCTCTGGCAGGTGTACATCAAGCGTAGGCGTAATGGCTAACTGCACAGTCTGATCAGTTAGCACGCGCTCAACCTGTAGCCACATTGCCTGCTCAGATTCTGTGGTGAACTCGACAGTGCAGGTCACTGATCCGTCATTGTTTGCCACAGACCGCACGCCTACATAGCGCGAGTCATCAACACTTGAGTCAATGCTGAGCACTCCGCCAGTTGGCGCAATGCCATCAACCTTGCGCTGTTCCCAGATCCCAATCGGCATCCAGCCCTGTGCCGCTGCCACCCATAGGTTTAAGTGAGCGCGCAACCATGATGCTCGATCAGGGGATTGCGATGCCGCCACAAGTGCTGACAACTGCACCGTTTTACCCAGTGCTGGGTTACTCCACGCCCACCATTTTTGATCGTCAATGTTTACTCCTGGCGGTGGTGACCATTCGGCAAAATACAGTTGGCGCTGCACACCGGCATCAATGGCGTTAATCCCTTGCTCGCGCAATAACAAAAACGCAGTGCTGGATTCATCGCCTGCTGTACTCCACATTGAGAGCAACGGAGACTTGCGCGCAATCTGTGATGGTCGTACAGCATCAAAGATGACGGTTGCAGGGATTGACCAAATCTCATCAAGTATTGCCAAGTCAACGCTGCCGCCGTGTGCGTTCTGTGGTGTAGCGGCGCGCACTTCCCAGCGCGATCCGTCCGGCATCGTGGCACTTTGCCGGCCATACGACCAGCCAATCTTGGCACCAAACTTCGCTTCAAGAATAGGCGCAAGCAGCAGAAACACCGCTGATGCGCGGTCAAGTTTGTGCGCTGCCGATAAGACTGTCTGGGGTTCGCCACGTCTTGTAGCCTCGACCGTTAGCCACCAGCCAATAAGCGCAGAGAACGCCAACGTCTTACCTTGTTGTCTGCCTGTGCTGACACATGACTCACGATGCACAAGATCACCAGCATCATCGTGGGCAAGTTGTCCTGACAATGCGTGCACCTGCCAGTCCATTAGCGAGACAGAAAGATGATCGCGCGCCCACTGTGCAACTTGCGGCCCATACGACTTACCCCCCAAGACCAGCGTTTCCAGTCTGGGCAAAGTCCTGCCAGTTAGCGGCTGATCTGTGCCGGTCAAGCCAGTTACCGCCAGTTCAGGCTGGTTCTTTTCAGATACGACAAAAGAAGGATGCGGGGCAGTTTCATTTTTGTCAAAAAAATCGTTTTTTGCTTTTGGCTTTTGCATTGACAAATTACGCGCTTGCATCGTTGCACTATCTTTCTTTGCTTTGTACAACGCACCACGCTTTGCATTACATGGCTTACACGATGGCACAAGGTTGTCAAGCGTGTTCGTTCCACCTCGATCAAACTCAATGAGATGATCACATTCTGTCGGTACACCACCACACCAATGACACAATGCACCTGGTACCAACACTTGTGCGCGCAATGCTTTAGGCAACGTGCGCTGACTCGCCATTAGCCCAAGCCCCTAGCGCGTGCGTTCCGCACTTGCTGTCCATTGTTACGCGTCACGTCTGTTGTCATGTCCAAGTCTCCTGCGTTTTTATTGTAATGCATCTGCTCAGTCCGTGTTGTAGAGCAGACCTAGCCCAAGCCCCCCATCGAGATGCCTCACTTCGATTACCAATACCTATCACGCGCTTTGCCATCTATCGCATCATGTTTCGTCTAGCACATCACGCGCATGGCAATCTACCCACGTCACCGTGTGTCATCCATCTACCTTGCGACAGGCTTAGGTCATGCGTGTATCTATTTGGGTGGTCGTAGGCAGAACACTATCCAAGCCACTAGAGCCGTGAGCCACAATGCGACTAGGAATCTCACTGGTTTCTCGTATTCCACAGCGCGCCTAGCAGTGAGAACAGCGCAGTCACGCCTAGAAACAGAAATATCTCTACATCTACCGGCATGGCAATCACTTGCTTTCCCACAATTTATCGTGTAGGTCGTACTCATGTGATCGCACGTCATCTACAGTGCGGCGTGTCAGATTCTTAATTGAGTAGCCCGACTGAAATAGCGCGTCAACTACAGCGTCAATGGCATCTGAATATTTATGCTTTATCAGTTGCTCAACATCTGCAGGCCCTTGATACAGAGCGCGCACACTGACGTAATTATTCTCCTGCACGATGGTGACCGTGTACACCTGGCGCAACATTAGAACGGATCCTCAAGCGTTGTGTCCTCTGGTGGTGCTGGCATTGTCTCGCCCTGCAGCAGCGCGTCAATCGTTGCTTTTGCCTGCTGGACAGTCAGCCTGTCTAGGTGTATCGGTGGCAGTTTGCCAGCCTTTTTGCTCAGCACCTTGATGTAGTTTTTCTGCTTCTCAGATGCGCCGTACGAAGCGTTGGCTGTCTGTATCACCTGACCTGATTCTGTGGTCACTGTGGGCATCTGGGCGCTTGTAATTGTGCCTGAATTGGCTACTTTGACCATTTCCTCACGACTTGGCCGCTTCTTGTAGTCACTGCCCGACAGGCCAGCGTTTGCCAGTGCTCGACCTACCGCGCCTGTTTCACAGTTTTCCAGGTGGCTAGTTTTGTTCACGTTGCCCTGACCGCGTATTTCCTCAGCCCAGCCTGTAGCAATGAGCCGATCATCAAGCCACAGTTCACACTTAAACACTGCAATGTTTTCGTGGTAATGCACTAGGTCAGTGATCACGCGCGTGCCGGTATTTGCCTTTAGCCACCGATCAAGCCTGCTGGCTACTGGTTCGTAATCGTCCAAGTTAAACGCCATCAGACACCGACCCATACTTTTATCGGCGCACAGTGTCGGCGCTTGCTTGGGTAATACTCTTTGGTGTCTTTGATGATGCCTTGCTTGCACATACGCAACATCACTGGCCCTAGCGCGCGGTTGTCATGCACTTGACCAGTCATGCCTAGTTTGTCTAGGTGTTCCCATACATCATCAGTAGTGAATCCAAGTGCGCTAGAACGTGCGAGCCACTGCACTGATGTCTCCGCTGCTCGAATCCAGTTGCTGTCTGTGTTGTGTTGTACAGATGTCATCGCAATGTCGCGCAACACTTCCGCATCAAATAGCGATGGTGTGCTCATCGCGTTGCCTGCAACTTTATGCCTAAACACTTTCGCATTTCTGCAGTTGGCACTTTGTATCTACCGCCAATTTTAATGACTGGTACGCCTGTTGTAATCTGACCAGTAGTTTTTATTGCATAACGCGCTGTACTGCACGCAACGCCCAACAATTTTGATGCGTTTTCTACGCTAATCAATAAAACTTCTGCGTCCATTATTTGTTCTATCGCTGATCGTCTGTCTTTAGTGTTCATGCGCCAAACCTCATCAATCGGTTCTGCAAGTATTCGTTCTCTTTGTACAGCGTCTCAATGCGATCGCGCAAACTGTTTAGCAGTTCGCTCTGCTGTTCCATTAGTTCGTTTGCTTCACCGATCCATTTGCTGATTGCCCATAGGCGTGACGCTTGATTAGCGTTGCCAAGTTCTAGGCCATGTACTGCAAAATCCTCTAGCCATGCGATGTTCTCTGGGATGTTCATAATTTCTCCTGCCGTTGAAGTTGTACCTGGTCAGTATGGCACATCATGACCAATCCCTGTGCGATGGTCAGCCCCTGCCACTGGTGGCACGCCAGTTGCCTATGCCAGAGCCCTTGTAGATGGCTCCAGAGACTGCCAAATTGCAGTCAGGCTGTAGTAAGACGGTCAAATCACCTAACGCACTGTGGCACGTCTGAGCCGTGAGCGTGACCCAGCCGCTATTGACCTGCAGTAGCCCAGAGTCATACGACCTGACCGCCTTGCACCGTTTGTAGGTGCTCGCTGGTGACAGTTTGCAATCCTTGTATGACGTGCCGGCGCGGTAGTTCCAGCCGATGACCTTTGGCTGGCATCTTGATTCTCGATACATAATCCGTGAGAACTTTGCCACCGGCAGACCGTACTGCTTCAACTTGGCGTGCCATTGTGGGCATGAGTTTGTAGCAGCGCGCGCTGTGTCGCTGCCGTAACCAGTTGTCATTATCATCGCGGCCAGCACAGCCACGATCAAACGCTTCAGCCTGCCACCAATG